CTCCCGCCGTGCCGCCCCTCATGGTCTGTCGTCTTTGCGCCCCGGTCTGACCCGTGAGCATTTCCTGAAGCGGCCCGACTAAATTCTGCGCCAGCATCCCCTGGAGGAACTGGCTGACGATGGTCTTGCCGAGGTCCCGCAGGAATGTCGAGAGGTCCATCTTTTTTCCGTCGAGGAAGTCCATGAAACGGTCCACGAAATCCCCCGCCAATGTGTCCGCCATGTCCTCGGCCTGCTTGTGGATCTCCTCCTTCTTGAAGATCACGCCGAGCCCCACGTCGCCTTTTTCTTTTCTGCTTTCCAATGCCTTCAATCTGGCCTCGGCGATCAGTCGCTCCGCCTCCTTCTCTTGGCCGCCCAATTCCAGTTGTTTGACTATCTCTTGCGTCTGCTTGATCTGCGTCTCTAGCCTCTCCTTTTCCAGCTTGTCCATCTCGTTGATGATACGCAGTATCTCCGAGTATGGCCGCTCGAAGGCCTCCATGGTCCGCAGTTCTGTCTGCAGGTGCGCCTGCCTTTCTTCGTCGATGACATTGGTTATTTGGCCCTGCGTCTGGAGGCCCTTTATCCTCCTGTCAACTATCTCTTTTTGCTTCGCGAACGCCTCGGCGGCTGCCTCGTCGGTCGCGCCGAAGAACGTTCCGGCGAGCTTCTGCTGCTGCTGGAGGACGAACTGCTTCTCTATTATTTTGTCAATTGCGATCCGTTGTTTCTCTAGGAGCTGGATCTGGTCGAAGACGAACTTGCGCGTCAACTCGTTGCGCACCGTCTCGTTCTCCGCCATCCTCATTGATTCCGTGTAAGCTCGTTGCAATGCCTCCGTCCGCTTGTCGTAGGCCTCCGTTATCCGTTCGCCTGATTCCAAAACTTCGGCCTCCGCCTGGAGCAACTGGTTTTTCAGATCCACGGCGCGCTTCCGTGCCTGCTCATTGAATACTTTTGTCGCGTCCTGGATCTTCCTGTTCGCCTCCACCTGGGCCTCTCGTATCGTATTCAAGTTCTGCTGCAGTTCTTTTTGCTGTGCGCTAGTGCTGCCTTGTGGCAGTTTCAACTCACCTTGTGGTATGTCGAATAATCTGGCCCAAAGTTCGTTCGCCGCCTCGGCTTCTTTCGCATATGTTCCCATCGCGCCCCGTAGCTCATCAACCTTTTCTCGCGCCGCCTTGGTTTTTGCCGCGAACTCCACCATGATGTCGGTTATGGTCGATTGCAGTTGCGCCGGGCCGCTAAACGCGGCTGCGGTCTTCGCCCTCAGCGACGTGAGCCTCAAGATTGACTCATCCTGGGCCTTGTTGAACTCCTCGGTGGCTTTTTTCGCCTCCTGATATTTAAATATAAGGACGCCCACCGCAGCAGCTACTAGAGCGATAGCAATCGTCAGCGGGTTGAATGCAGCCGCTAAACTCCCTGTCCGTTGCGCGGCCAACATGGCGCCAAACACTAAGTTGTCTAAGTTCCCGACGAGAATGCGCGACTCAGGGTTCAATGCCGCCATCGCGCTGAAGACCTGGGATACGGCCCGATGTGCGGGGGCGAGTGCGGATTGAAGTCTTCTAGAGGATTGTGATGCCTTCTCGAATGTGCCGCTCGTTGCCTGCGTCGTGCCCTGAAGCTTGGCCAGGTCGGCGTTGACCTTGGCCAGATCGACGGACATCTCGTTCACGCTGCGCATTATGATCTGAATTACGTTGTCCGCCATATTCCCTCTGAGTTCCGCTCCATCTCCTCTATCTCCTCGTTCGCCATCCTGGCCAGCATCCTCGCCTGCCTGCGGTCCGTGATCGGCCCGTTGACGCGCCCCGGCTTGTCGGGCATCTCGGCGAGCATCTCGGCGAGCATCCCCAGGAACGCGCAGTTAACGTCGAACCACAGCGCCTCAAGGTCCGTGAACACTTCCGTCCCCGTCTGGATTAGGCNCGACGGCCTCTGNCCGTACCTCCGGGCCACCAGGTCCAGGATCTGCGGGCTCTGCCCCGCGAAAAAACTTGTCCATGTTGAGCGCGCTTATGTCGTACGCGAACTTTATCACCTCTCCGGCGAGCCAATCCCTGTCGTCGCCCATGTATTCGACCGGAAGCTGTCCCTCCGGGCACTCGCCCGGCCCGAGCCATATCCTCGGCGACAGCACGCCCTTCGCGAGCATGTCCCTCGTCACCTGCTCCTGGATCTCATTGTTGTCCGCCTTTTCCTTGAGGCCCGTCTCCAGCGCCTGTAGTCTCTTCTCCACCGGCGCGGCCAAAACTATTGGCAAAACGCCGGTGCTCTCCAGGACTTCCCTCCGCGTCACCCTGACGATCTCGTAGTCCTGGCCCGTGTATGGACTCGTGACGGTTCGCTTGAATTTCGCAAGGTCTAACATTGCCCCCCCTTTTATTTATTTAGCTAATCGAAGAGCAAATTAAACTCGTCGTTCACATTTCTCTCATATGCTTGGAAATCTGTATTGAACAGGGACAAGCCACTTTTGTCTCCCCATGCGACTTTCTTGAAAATGACCTCCGATGCCGTCAGCGTGAACCTGTTGCCCGTCGTGACGTTCGTCTGCACGTTCAGTATCGCGCCCGACGTGGCCCTCCATTGCGCGAAGAAGTCCAAGGTGTTGACATCGCTCTCGGGATCGAACGACCCGCCCGGCTGGCGTTCAGTTATCACTATCTTCGTGATGCCAGAGCCGGACAGCGCGGAGGACGCGCGATCTGGGAACAATGTGTTGTTCGTGTTGAAGTTCAGGTTCTCAACGACCGGGGACAGCGACGCAATCACTATGCTCCCGCTGTCCACCCACCTCGGCGGGACCAAGGTCGGCAGGCCGGTCGGCGCGCTTCTGGTTGTCGATGCCTCTGTCGATTGTAGTGCCTGGAACGTGAAGTCCGCTATGACCGGCGCGGCCCCCTGGTAGATGAGGTTGACGTTGCCCCGGCATCCGAGGAGCCTGTGCTCAAAGCCGTCCCTGTGGGCAACTATGGTGACGGACATGTCTGAGCCCACGTCCGCCGTCGGGGCGTAGCGATATCTACCCCCAGCGTATCCCACCGTCTCGAAGGTCTCGTGCAGGCCGCACGCCCGCAGCGCGTCCCCTATGGGCGGCTTGGCGGTGGCGGAGTAGATGATCCCGGATGACGGGCTGGGAATCCCCTGGACGTAGGTGCGGAAGCTAATCTCGGCGGGCCGGATGGTCGCTATCGGCCTGGAGTAGCCCCGGCTGAGGTTGCCGCCGGAGACCTCCACGATCTCCTGCCCCGGCGTGAACGTGAAGGGATCTATGGTGCGGATCGCCTCGTAGGAGTTCGCCTCCTGCGGCGCGGCGTCCGTGCCGTAGGTGGATTCGATTTTGAGTAAGAGGATTGAGCGTCGTGTTAGAAAAACATCACCTGCCGTAGGCATTAGGCATCATTCCTGGCCATCTTCCTCCTTTCCCGCGTCCACCGATGGCCCGATGCCTCCCTTGACTTCGGGGTTATCTGGTTTGCAGCCGTTATGGTAATACTTTCCCTGCCCGTCTGTAAAGCACTTTTCGAACATCGCTATCTGCCGATTGCAGCCGGAGCAGGACAGGATCGTGCTCGTGCTGATCTCCCTGTACTCCCGCTGAGGATACGTTTGTCTCTCCATCTCAAACCCCCGTCGCGCTGAACAGCTCGAACTCCGTGCCCAGCAAAAGCCCGCGCGCCATGCCGCCCGACTCTTGGGACTTGGCCGTCTCCATGAGTATCGAGCCGGACACGAACACGCCGTTGGTCTTGTCGAAGTCCCTGTTCTCGTTCAGCCAATCTTTAAGGTCCTCGATTATCTGGAACGCCGCGTGGTCGCGCCTGCCAGCGTCGTTGTCGAACACCCACACGCCGAAGCCGATGCGGATCTTGAATGTGCGGTGCTGGAACGTCCCCGCGCTGGAGCCGCGCGCCAGGTCCTCCCATCCCATCGGCAGCAGATAGTAGTTTATCGCGGGCATCAGGGAGTGCTCCACTATCTCATCGTCATCGCCGTCGTAAAATACCTTCACCCCGCTGAACCGGGTGTCGGCCTCAAGCTTGTCGAAGATCGGCTGTAGCACATAGTCGAAAATATTGAACGCCACTTATCCCGCCCGCCTTTCCTGCTCGAGGAGGTAGCTCAGCGTCGTTTTCAGGAGCTGCGGCAAGAGATCCGGCTCTCTCGGTAACATTCTTCTTTGAGGCAACCCTGGATGTGTCACTTTCTTAGCGAACACTTCCTGCCCCTCGGCGAACGGCAGAGTCATTTTCCTGCCTGATTTTAGCGTCACCGTCCGCACGCCGAATCTAGTGGCGACTTTGAAGCGCAGAAACTTGCCCTTCTTCGGCGTTATCTCCCACGTATGCGGCACGCCCTCCTCGTGGAATTTGGAATAGAAGACCGCGCTGCCGACCACGGCCTCGTTCTCGTTCCACTTCGGCAGGAAGCTCGCCTGCAAAAACCTGTTGTTCTGAAGTATCCTACCGGACCCCATGCGCCTGTTCGCTAATGTATTCGGCTTGAGCGGGCGCCATCCCCCAGCCATCGCGCCCTGAGACTGGAAGTTCCTGTCTATCCANTGCGANGCNATGACGGCATANCGGGCGTGAAGCGCAGAACTTCCGCCCCCGCGCCCTGCGGCTGTTGCGAGGCGTCGGAGCATCTGCTGGGTCTCCCGCAGCCCCTTGACCTCAACGCTTATGCCGGTGTTCTCAGCCATCGGTGACTCCGCGTTGATTCGACTCCCTAGCCATGGCAATCAGGGCTTTTCGTATCAGCGTTCTCTGGCACTTCTCGCACGTGCAATATTCGCAATAATTGTCAACGGTAGATGCGTGGTGCGTCGCCAGCTTTCTCTCGCCATTCGCGTCATGCGGCAACTCGCAGCAACACGGCTCAAGTATCGATTTGATTTCCGTCACGGTCAAAAGCCTATCCACGCCGGTCTTCTCGGGCATCAATCCCTCTGATCATCTTCGAAATCGGTTATGTCTGTGTCGATCTTCTGGTCCTCCACGTCGCTCCGCCCGAACGCTGGCGTGCCGCCCTCTATGCCTCCGGTTATCGCCACTACCTCCGTCTCACCGGTGAGCGAGTATTTCCCCTCTACCACGCCGTCNAAAAACTCGTTGTCCTTGTCGAACTGCCTGACCACGGCGGGCGGCTCGTCGGTCTTCTGCCCGCTATAATAGGACTGGTAGAGGAAATATATCGCCATGCGGTTCGACATNTCNCTGGCCCAGGCCGGTATCGGGTTCAGCGGCGTTGAGACCTTGACGCCGATCTTGGAGTCTATCCACCCGTCCCCGGCCTCCATGTGCGGCCTGATGTCCCTCTCCGTTATGTCTCCCCGCCCTATGAGCTGCCGCGCGCGCTTCATGACCTCAACCCTCGTCCCGTAGGTGTAGAAGCTGTGCGGCTCCGTCCTGATGACCTCGAACTCGCCGCGGTTGGTGTAGGGCCTGGAGCTAGAATCCCACGCCCGCCAGAGATAGGTATAGAATCCAACGGAGGTAGGTAATACCCGGTTCATATAGAACAGCCCGGTGTTCGTGCCTGACTCCACGGCCCAGTTGCTATTGACCTGCACTGTTTCGGGGGCCAAGGTGCTACCGTCCGTGTTGTATGCCACGAATGCGACCGTGGATGGCCTGGATACGGTCATCGTCAGCGTGAACTGGAAAGTATCCTCGCCCTCGAACCGGTCTATGTTTCTGGTGATGTCTAGAGGCATTATCTTCTGAACCCCTTCTTTTTCGTCTCCCTGTCCATCGGATCTTTCCCGCCCTCGGTGCGCTTGCCAGGGTCGCTCTTGGAAGTGAACCGCTGCATGATGTCCTTGCCGCCCTTGATCATGACCTCGATAAAGGCTGCCGCTGCGGCTACCACGGCCTGGGTGTAGACCTGCGCGGAGGTGGCGACGAAACTTGCGACCGCCGCGAGCGAGGCGTATAACCCTTTAGCCACAGACGCGGCCATCTGAGATTCAGCGCCGATCATCCTGAATATCGAGGCTAACCTATCAAGGCTCGCCGTGCCGATTGCCTGAGCATCCAAACTCCTAAACAGGGATGCCGACCTGCTCAACACAGCGGTCGCCACCATCGAGGCGGCCAGAGTGACCAGCGTCACCCCACC